CTGGCTATGTTATATACACAACTTTATTATTTTTAAATCATTATATAAATTGTTTACGCTTATTTTTATTCCATTTTACTAAAATATAATATAATTTATTTTATTTTATTTTATTCTACTTTTTAAATTTTAATAGACATTGTCCTTGTAGCAAAGGGTCCTCGTCTTCCTTTTTTATTCTTTTTAGGCTCTTTTTAGGTCCTGCGGGGTCATACACGCATTCCCATGACGCAGTATCCGGCTGATATTGCGAGGTAGTTGTATGAAGTATTTTATAGTTTTCTTTAATGTAAAACGCTCTTCGTTTTTTCCATTGATTCCTAAATATAGAATGGCTATCAATTATATCCACCACGACAGGTTGACTATGTTTCTCTCTTAATATTCTCCCCACACTTTGCTCAATATCTGTTTTAGGAGTCACCATCACCAAGGTTGTCAGCGTCTTAATATCAAGAGCTTCCGCGGCCATGCTATAGGTAGCAATAACAACTTTTTTGGATTCGGTCTCTTTTAAAGCGGCTTCTTTCATCCCACCAATGTAATATCCTACAGTTGCTAAATTACGGTGTTTAATCGCATCATGGAGATACTTGAGAACACTTTTATTATGCGCCAAAAACATAATCTGTTGTAAAGGGTTTTCTTTCAACATATCAGAGAGAATCCTCAAAATAAACTCCGTACGCCGATTATACTCGCATAACTTGGATATCATCGTACTATACGCAGGGTTACCGCGAAAATCGGTGGCCTCATAGTTGAACTCCTCGTCGTTTACAAAATAATCAATGGCTCTGACCACAACCGCTCGTTCTTCGTCCCTCTTTCCTTTGTAAACAACCTCTCCCAAAAACATTTTAAACACCTTGGTAGTTCCATCCTTACGGTTCATAGTTGCAGAAAGACCAAGCATATATTTGGTAACCAATTTAAATAAACAATTGGAAAATACTTGGCTGGAAATGTGGTGAACTTCATCAATAATTGTGATTCCAAACCCCTCAAATAAAGACGCGGGATATTCTTTCATTGAAAGACTTTGTAACATACCAATTACAATGTCTTTGTCGTCCACGTCCAAAATTTGACCTTGTATTTTACCAATGCGTGCTGTTGGTAGGAACTGTTGTATGCGTTCAATCCATTGATTCATTAAAAATTCCTTGTGAACAATGATGAACGCCTTTTTTTTAAGAAGAGAAATAATTTTGAGAGCATCCACCGTCTTGCCCGCCGCACATGGGAGCTCAAGTAATCCGCCGCCAACTCCCACTTTTAAACAATGATCCACATAAGTTTTAACCACTAATTCTTGGTTCTCTCTTAACTCTCCAGCGAATTCCAAGTTTATATTAATCCCTTCATGAATCTTAATTTCTTTTGGAACTCCAAAATGCTCCACTCCGTAATAGTGAGGAACATAAATCTTATTTGGCGACTCTCTATAAGCCGGAAATGTCTCGGTTGTTTTAGCTCCCGGAGCTCCTGGTACATAAGGTTTAATAGTTAGGTCTTTTTTAATTTGTATTTGCCTTTCTATAGTGATTTCACTTTTAGGAATTGTATATCCCTTAGGACCCAAGTAAGTATTCAACATTTTTTTATATTTAGAGCAATTATTTATAATATAAAGTATTTTTGGTTCTCTCTTATCTGAAAAAATGATTTTTTTTTAAAGTAAATATATATTATATAATTATATTAAAAATGGAAATGTTCAGAAAAGAAAACAGAAGTGAATTGTTGCTTGCGATTCTATTTATTATTTATTTAATTATGGGATATCGCACTCCCCAAATAGTTGCTTCCGCGGTTGATACCATATTAGGTAAAGTGGTTATCTTTGCCATTGTTGTTATGATGTTTTTACATTCCAGCCCCATATTAGCAGTATTGGCTTTATTTGTTGCTTTTGATTTAATGCGAAGGTCGTCCGCAGTCACTGGAATCGATGCGTTACAACAATATGCTCCCACTGAAGCCAAAAAGTCGTCTCAGTTTACCGCATTAAACCAGTTTCCGTATACTTTAGAACAAGAAGTAGTTAAGAAAATGGCCCCAATTATACAATCTGGTTCCAGTTTAGGTAAAGCCGAATATTCTCCACTTTTAGAAAACTTACACGACGCGTCTCCTTTACACTAAGGAGTTGTTTTTTTCCCCCATGTTGGCATTCCTGTCCATATTAACTTGGAAGTTAAATCCGAGCTAGTGGTTTTTACGTAATCTGTGAAACCTGTAGCTTTAAAAAACGAATTCATCGCATATAATACAATCGCAGTTATCGCAGTAATAAAAAATGTCAACCAAAGTGTTTTTATTGTACTATCACTCCAGCCCGTAACGTCATCTGACGTGCTACTGGTAGAAGTTGTAGTAACTCCGATGGTTTCCGTTGAGGCACCCGTTGGTTGACACTTTATGTATATTCCGTCTTCTTTTTTTCCGCCCGCCGAGTTTGCTCCCTTGGAGTTTACAAATAAATTTTCGCCAATCATTGGTAAATGAAACGGTTGAATCATGTCCTGTAGAGTTTTTAAATCTGTTTCGCTAAGTGCGATTGAAAACAATTTCCCGTAAACAATAAAGTCGCATGTTTCTTCGCCGTATTTTCCCGTGTAGCTGAAAAAAGGACCTTTGGGTAACATGTCGTTAAACGATAATGGTTGGTTTACCGTAATCGTAGTAGTTTCTGAGACGGCGGGGGCTTTTTTAGAGGTACCATTCACTACGGTGGATAACATTTCGGAAGAGTCTCCAGCCATTTTTCTTACTGGAACACATACAAATAATTTTCTACCACCAGTTACGGAGATGTGTTCAATCATTACTTCCGCATCCATTTTGTTGTTATTAAATAAGTGTAATGAAGGAGAGAACAAAAGACCTTTAGTTACATTATAGTTTTCTTCGTTATAGGTAACTGGGGAAGTAGTACTAGTAGTGTCAGAGTCTTGTTCAATCGCAATAAAATTACTTTCGTGTCTAATTTTGACCACACTATTAGGGGGATAACTGTAGTTATAAATACACTTGGCCTCACACCTACCGGAAACCGCATCGGGTGAAATATTAATTATTTTGTTTTTTAGATTTTCAATTTGTATCATATTTTATTATAACTATATAAATAAAAATATATTTATTTATATAAATGAAATTAACTAAAGGTAAAATTGCCAGACTACATAAAACCAACCGACAAAGTGTAAAAAAACAAAAATGGAACAAAAAACATCGAAACGTCAAAAACCTCATGTCACTGAATCAAAAAATACCAAGTCACTTGGCTAACAAAAGTATGAAAAAATATAAAAAAGGTGGCGGGGAACTAGTACAATATGGAGGAGAATTAAGTTCGTTTGCAATTAAAAAACTTCGGGAGGGCGTTGAATCAGTAACACTTAAGATAATGGAGAGGTCTAAAATAAATAATGCCTTCTTAAATAAATATTCACTCAATTATGCCGAGTTTATGTGCCAAATTTACAATCAACCTAATTATAATATTAATACTCTAAAAAAAGCATCCAATGAAGTAATTAAAATCGTTGGCGTAAAACAGGTCAATATTGCTGGGGCAGGGGCTGGTGTAAATGGATTTATTACCGCGTGTTCTGACGGCACCATAAGTAGGTTTGACATTAATTGGGTACCACTTAATAATAATATTACAAACCATAACGCACCAATTACTGCTATAGAAATTTTAAGTGGACCCAGCGTTCAGATTACAATAGTTACAGGGGGGTCGGATGGTTTATTACAAATACATGATATAAATGCAAATACATATAAGTATGTTGATTTTTCAAAATCTTCTATGGTTAAACAATTCTTTTATACAGATGTTACGAGGCCAATTATTTCAATTATAGCTTCACAAGACAATAATCATGTCATTGTTACATATTGTAAGAGTGTATCTGAAAGTGGTGAAAAAGAAATGGTGTTGTCTTCTTATAATATAATTAATAATCAGCGAGTTGGCGAAAGTTTATTTAGTGATCTGCTTTCAAAGATTAAAAGCATTGTTCTTGAACAAAAACTTTATAATTTTTATTATAGTACAAATATTCGTAGTGTGGTCTCAAACTTTGCTAACACGCGAATAGCTATTTGTCGAGACCATGTTGTTGACATCGTAGAAGTTGATACTCGTGGTGTTGTTCTAGAAAGTGGTGATAATAATAAAACATTGCTAAGTAAATTCTTAGATGGGTTTCACGTAGCTAGTTTTTGTACACTTAATAACAATTTGATTGCGTGCGGCTGTAAATCCGTATTAACTATTTGGAATTATGCTTTACCTTTAAACACAAGAGTAATGGAGACTCCTATATTTAAACTAACATTATTAAGTGATATAACTAGTATTTTATTTACAAATAATACAATATATTGTGGTTTAAAAAATGGAGCAATACAAGTCAATACATATGTGTATGACGCACATAAAAATTTGATGACACTAACTAATAAACTTGCCAACTTAGATGACATATATTGGTTAGTTGGTCACTTGGATTCTGTAAACTCAATTTTCACCGGTGGATTACATCAGATTTATTCTTGTTCAGATGATGGTACGGTTAGACAGTGGAACATACCTGCTCCGCCAGTGGCATCTGTAAATTCAGTTATACGGAATTTTAGCAATCCAATGCTAAACTTGCTGACAACGTCTCCATTCCTTAATATTAATTTCTCGACAGAACCTGACGATCAAACCACAGTAATCGCAGTAACTGACCTAGTTCGAACTAACGCAGTGCTCCACAGTCCTGATTATTTAGCATATCATGTTGATTTTGGTCTCATAATGAACTCTTTGAGGATTGTAGATCTAACACTAATCAGTCAATCACTTACTATGGCAAGACGAGATAGATTTCAGAAGGAAGCCGCACAAATATTAAAGCAAACTAACGGTATTAACGACCAAAACGCCGATGCCGCATCATTTGCCACATCAGTAAACGCAAACAATTCAATATCACAACAAGATAAGGCCACTAAAATAGCAGAATATAATATCAAAACAAATAAAACAATTCAATCCATAGTTAACAAGCATAACATAGAAATGGACAACATATATGATGAATTTTTGAAGTTAATCGCAAGTATATTTAACCGTTTTATTTCTGATGAAACCCGAAGACTTAAAACTTCTATGGAATCTGTTAAAACTATTGTCTTAAACTACGTTTATAAATGTATTTTTAATGCGGTTGATACATTAAATAAATATTATATTCAAGAAATAGAGGCTGAAAATGGAACGACTATGGTCGTGGTTTCAAGACTAATGGAAGAATTTGTGATAATTAAGCAGGAGACAAAAGAACAAATTGGAGACACAATATGGTCATCACAGTCGTCGTGGTGGAAATCATTAGACAATATAGAAAAATCTTATAGTGAGACGGATGAAAATGATCCTGAAGTGATCCTAGGGTTATCTCAGCAAAGTCCAAGTGAAATTAAAAGAAAGTCCTTATTACTTGAGGCCGAGAAACAGCTACCTAGTGTTAAGGATGAGAATCTTTATTTTTACCAAGAACTAATGTGGGCATATGGTTTAATTGGTGAGTTAATTAATAAAATTAAATTATATAATTTAGATACAGATCAGTTTGACATTTATCAGGATCTGTACAAGTCCAATAATTTATATCCTGAAGAAGTACTCGACATTTTGTGTCAAACAGATGTTTTGTCAGACAGATCATACGAAGAAATAAGTAAATTCGCATTTACTTTTCAAAAAGGTTACGGTTTTTCGGCTTCACATTTTGATCCAATGACAATTCATAATACTCCAGAAGCTCTTAACTTCACATATTATATAGACGAACATAAAGTAATAAAAC